GTGACATCGCAGAAATTCTTATAGATATTAATGCCTGTCAAGCCGGGCATGGCAACCGGCACTTGCACAGCAGGATCCACGCCGTACCACACGCGACAGAGCTCAGGGTTGAAAACAAAGTCGCAATTGTCGATGTCTATAAAATTGCAGACATTGACACGGTGCGTTACGGCGGGGAACCCAGGCACACCAGACTGGTTCTCAATAGTGCAGATCTGGGGCGTGGACGTGGTGTTCCGGTACCTCAAAGTGGAGGAGTAATTGACTCCTGCCAGAGCACTGAGGTCCCGGGCCACAGTCTGCATGCCTGCAATGGTGTTCCGAGTCATCCCCGGGTAAATGGGATACCCGAGCTCTCGCAACTCTTCATCAGACATGTCTGAGGTCGAGTAATCAAGGCTAGTAACCACGTAGGGCATGGCCGAGCCAGTGTAGGTGGATGCTGCGACCCAACTTTGCATACGTCTGTTTGGTATGAACGCGGGCTGAGACGCGTCATGCGTAATGTGGATAGTTGGGGCTACGTCTACAGTGCCTGTCGTGTTCGGGTATGTGTCAGGGTACACGTTGGACGCGACCAGCAACTGTGGGACCACATACAACATGCCAAACCGCGAATTGTCACCAAGGTGGGCGTACACCCTGATTTCTTCCTTCGCGTCAACGACATTGACAAAAATGGTTCCGGAGTTGAACTTTGCATCAGTGTCGCTTGACTTCTTCGGCAGAAGCAGGCAGTTGAAATGTGTTGTGAATGGGGTCTTGTCGGCCAGCATACCGACGTCATTCGTTCCAAAATCCAGGGGACCAGCCCAGACTCTGCGGCCATCTCCAGGGCGCTTTGAACCAAACATGTGCTCGAAATCAAAGGTGCGATTCGAAGCAGACGAGTCAGTGTTCATGGCCCTGTAGGCAAGGTCAACATCGCCGCGACCAACGGTATAAAATACCGGTGTTCCGTGCCAGACTCGAAAGAATGAGGCAAAGAACGACAGGTTGTTACGCCTGTATGTTGTCGGCGCGTCATCTGCACCCGCCATGTTGAAGATGGAAGCTACTGGGATTGACGCCGTGTAAGTGTCACCTTCTTCGGCGACCTTCTCGTGGTAGGATACAAGGTGTCCACGTCTGCAAACATGACGAATGCTCTGTTTCATACGTTGTACTCCTTCCTCACGGACGACAGTCCTGCTTGGGGGGGCAACGGTCTGCTGCACATTTTCTGCATGAGCAGATTGCACGAGTGGACCGTCGGCACCAAGCATCTGTGGTCTGTAGCTAAACTCTGACTGCCTAGCTTTACGCTCAGCGACAAACTCCCTAAAAGGCATAGCCTCATAGGCAAGTGGGTCAATGATCTTAAAGTGGCTGTCAGGAAATGAAGCAAAGACAGATACTTCTGCATCTTTCAACTCGGTCGGACCCGCCAGCAACGGATTGAACACGGCGACACGGAGTCCACCACAATCGACAGTGGTGTCATCAGTGTTCAACCATGCTTGTATCTGCTGGTAGGGAATCCTCAACGTAACAGAGTTAGACTCCGCAGCGACGAGGAAAGCGTGTTGACAAATAGTTTGGCTCTGCTTACTTGTGTCATGGTATGCTGTTATGTCGTCGGCCGATGTCAAAGGCACGAAATACACAATAAGGGTCCCAGCGTGGAAAGCAGTAGCCTGGACTTTAACTGTAACCTCCAAAAACCCCTTCCAGTACGTAAACTGTTGGAAAGGGCCTGTATTGGAGCCTACAATAAAGTCCCACGGCATACGCCCAGAGAAAAGAACTTTCCCATCAGCGTCTGACGTGGCCCAAGAAAAGGTAGTCACGAGCTGGGGTCTTGCAGCAAGAGTGCTGAAATTAATCTGCTCCTCAGGGAGTTGCTCCTGAGCTCTTACCACGCTCTTTGTCTCCGCGACATTGTCACGGGATGGTTCTACAGGTTTAGTCTCACTGAAAGTGACACCAGTGTCACCCACCTTGTCTTCAACCTTCATCATTTGAGGTATGTAGACATAGTCGGAGGGACGACTGGGCCTCTTATTTGGGAGACGGTCACGTTGTTTCGGCTTGGTCTTGGCCTTCTTCTCCTCAAGCTCACTGGTGGATTTCTCCTCAGCCATGAGTGTGGGAGTCGGGAAGTTGAAACCAATTTTCGCAACGAGACTGTAGTTGTTGTGACCATAAGTAGATAACTTGAAATCACTGGCCGATCCGCGGAATACATTCACATAGCACTGCTGTGCCGTGTTCTCAGTAGTCCGCAGAGGGTTGATAACAAGAAGAGCCCAACGACCCATGGTATACCGCAGTTGTTCGTTCCCAAAGATTTCTCCTGAGGGTACAGAAAGGCGCGGAAACACGGATCGGTAGGGGACTTCCACGTCAAAGACGAGGTTGTCCGAGCTCAGGTCAAAGACGTGGGCATACTGTCCGAGTGCTATAGGCAGCGTGGCAGGTTTGGCCGTCTTGCCATAAAGCGTGACAAAAGCCAACCTAGCCGTAGCGACCTGCGGCATCGAAAAGTGGAACCTAAACGTGAGACCACCCTGCCAATAACGAAATTGGCTGGATACCACCTCAATGATGGGGGGGGTGAGCGCCTGCGAGATCTTAGCGTCAATGAGGCTTGGAGCGCAGGTGAGCCAGCCCTCTGCCACGACAGAGCCAGAAGCGTCAGTCGTCTTGAGGTCGATCGTCTCAGCAAAATTTAGCTGTGTCAGGTGCTGAACAGACATCTCGTCCTGAGGAGTGGAGAAGTCTTCAGGTTCAGGTCCCATATGGCCACCAGCCGTAATGCCCAAAGTCTGTGCGAACGTAACGTTCTCACCATGACTAAGCATTGGGGCAAATCTGCGTTGGAAAGGTGTGTAGTTCAAGCCAATATTGTGCTTGTCCATACTAGCCTTTGCCTCAACAGAATTGCTGTTCTCAAAAGCATCAGATCCCCCGACATCCATGGTGCTATCAGCGATAGTACCGATGTTGGTGGTCTTGTTGTATGAGATTGACTGGCCCATTTGAGGGCGGATCTCCCAGTTCGGGGCGGTTTGCATCCTGTGATTCCAGCGGAAATCACCGTCGTCATAGGAAAAGAGACGCGGGACGGGAAGTCCTTCTGCCTCAAGCGATCGGATAAAATCATTCCGAACAAACTCGAAGCGCCGTCTCCCGCTGGACCAAACTCTACCTAGAGAGTCGTCCATGTTGCGAATCAGGGCTCCATACGGATCCCCTTCCCCGCGCACGTACTTGACACACTTGGAAAGGGAACCCATATCAACGTACGGGTAGTACCGAATACCTTCGACCGCATCGCCTCGGACCGTCGAACAAGAGAGGAACATAAGATCCTCAATCGGTTTGTTCTGGACTGAGAGCTCCTCACCTTTGTGGGCTGGAGTGTAGCCTATGTCGTGTCGAGCAAGCCAATCTCCGAAGGTCTTTGAGTTGAAATAATGCCGAACGCGCGGATGGACAGCAACGATATGATCATCGCCGTACGTATAAGCACGCACGTTCTTATGGAACCCATGGAGGGAACCAATCATCTCACCTGCAATCTCCTCTGGATCTGAGTGTATCACAGGCACTAAGGCCAGATAACCCATCCGTAGGAGGGTGCTTGTGAAGATGGTGTTCACAATGGTCGTCAAAGGGTTCCCAGAGGGGTTCCCATGATGAGATCGGAAAATAGATTTTCCTACAATTTCCAATGTGTGCATCATCTCATGCATCAGTATAAACCGAGCAATGCCATGCTGGGGTCGGTAGTCGGGGTCATTTTCTTCATACCATTTTTCAATGGCGTGATACAGACCATCGACGAATTGCCCATGCATTCTGGAATCGAACTTGCTGAAATCACCATCAAAGCCCTCATCGCTAACAGCTTTGAGTTTGCGTATCATGGTGTCCCAGTCTGATGAAAAGACAGCCATACCGACTGCAGAGTCGGTACGGAGAGCCGCAGAGTAAAATCTACTCATAAAGGCCCCGAAATATCGCCTGCATGCCATCGTATAATCGAGAGGGCAGCCTGTGATACCTCGGGTCTTATTAGTGCGGATCTTCTTTTGGCTAACAGTTTCGTCCTTGAGAAAGTTCATCCAAATGAATGTTGGCCTTCGCCCATTTTCCAGGTTTGTGTAAACCTGTACCAGGCGCTTGCGCAGCTTATCGCTGGTCAGCTCATACTTCTGCTTCGTTTCATGGAATGTGAAGTAGGACTTCTTACCAGGCAGCTCGGCAAACTTCCAGGGATAACCAGCACTGGTTGACATGTCGAGTTTCGTCAGAAACGGGAACCTTCCGCCACCGTTGATGCACTCGTCCAAATTGGCGAGGCCACATGGGGCAGAAGGGTATCCCTCGACACTGTCACGCACAGCCATGTCCAGATGCTTCTGGATAAAAGCCTTGGCAGTGGTGGCATTCTTGGAAGAAATGGTCGAGATAAACTCTTCCTGTGTCTTACATTCGCCATCGTATCTCTCGTCAGTGATAGATAAAATGGCAGGTTCCTTCTTACAGGCCTTCGCAACGGTAGACACATGTGCCACTAAAGAGGGCTGCAATTTTGTCTTCGTGGGGCCTTTAACACCTTTCCGGACGAATCCGACGGGTGTGAAGTCACCTTCAGGGAGGGTGTTGACTGCGCCGAAGTGGACCAAACCGTCATCGCCAGTTGTGTCGCTAATCTGGGCTCTGATTGAGAACTCATTAAGCGCCTCCAAAAGCTCTTCACGGGTAATCACGGCGGCACAGCCATGTGAAACACCAGTTGTGCGAGAAGTTCGCAGGAACATGTGCATTCCGAGTATGCGAGGTTGATCCTCACCAGTGACAAGCACCTCTCCACAGGAACCATCGGGCGTGGGACCATATTGCCACAACTGTGGCGCAACGGTCTCACTCTCGCCTCGGATGGTCCCGCGACCGGTATGCACGGCGGCGTCCCAGTGGGAGAACTCATCAATGCGCGTGACAAGTCCAATATCGCGGCCCTTGATGTCCTCGTTTGCAGCTCCAACCAGCTTTGCGCCTGTAAAGGTCACAGCGTTGGTTAACTCAGTCTCGCGGATAAAGAATTTGACAATGTCCGGAGACAAGTCATATCCCGCAGCTAAGTTGTTCGGAACTTCATAAAAGGCAACATCAGTGGCCTCTCCATTGAACCTGTGTTCCCGCAGTCGGGCACGCTCAAACGGTACCTTAACAGCACGCTCACGATCCGGGATGTAGATCTCAAATAGAGTTCCATCTGGGATGTAAGCTGCTCCAGCTTCCGTTCTGCGCCTAAAGCAGTGGCGATTAGCCATCATAATGTGGCCCCGCAACATGATCGCCTTGGCTTGGAAACCACCCTCGAATCGAATGAGCCTGCAATTCCGAGCTATCTTCTCGGTGCAAGCCCCATCGGGGATAGCATCTTCACCTTCGATACTGTATGCCGCTTGAGGACGCATCATAATTTGATCGGCCCTATCACCACGTGAGCGCATGGCTGCATTGCCTCGCCTGCGTGATGCGTTAACTCGCCTACCTCCACGACGCCCGCGCTTACGACCTTTGGACTGCCACCAGATAGTCTGTTCACTCTCTTGGGTGGGTTCGACGTCCTCGTCGAACATAGCGCCAATGCCATATACAGCCGCTATGGTTGTGAAGACAGCACCAATGACCTTCCAATTCAGGCCAGTGATCCTATCCACCATATCCGAGGCTGTGGCTTTAACGTAGTTACATGTCGCGCTAATAAGCGTGGGGGCACCCTTCTCGGTCACACCATAAGCCTCCACAGCTTTCTGTCTAAAATTTGGCAGCGGGTTGTAGAAACGGCTGGTAATGAATTCCTTCCAATATGGAACTATACCAACTTGTGGTGTTACCTTTTCCTCGAAGGGGTTGTCGTCCAACTCCGTCTTAGCCTCAATAGGCGTCTTGAAGTCAGATGACGTGGCAGATGAGTCAGAGTTGGAGCTTGAGTCGCTGGCTTCTTTGGCATCGTCCTTTGTCGATCTGTGCTTGGCACGTCTCTTCTTCCTGCGCATTCGCCTACGAAAGGACTTAGATTTGCGCTCGGTCTTCTTCTCATCTTGTTTCTTGCCCATCTGGGCCTTGATGTCGAAGTCCACCATATCTGGAACGATGAGGGGGCTAGGCTCCCTGTCCATACGCTCAAGTGAAGCCTCAACCTTACACGATTGAAGTTTCCACTCGAATTCCTGGTCCTCCGGGGGTGCAGAATCTTTGGCTTTCTCACTTTTCTCCTCTGATCCCGCCCAACCAGTTGGTTGGCGAGATGGAGAACGGAAAACCATTTTCTTCATTGCATCCCGGATGACGCCCATCTCCTTATACCTCGTTTCGGAGAGGAGAAGGGCAGCACGGATGTGTTCAATAAACGTTCGAAAATCAAGAGTGGTCTTCTCGCGTTTGTGGCCTCTTACACGTGGTCCCAAAATGTTAAACTGAAGGTGGGCAAAATTTGCCTTATCTTCTAACGACTGGTTGTTGATCTTAATCGTGTCGGCGTTCCCCGCCCTGTTCTTAAACCTAGGGTGGAGATCAACTTCCACGTTGAACCCAGTCTCACGATGGAAACGTGCCTCCAAAGCATGACTGTTTCTCACATTGAGATTACAGATCGTCTCCAGAGGAGTGTTAGAGGCACAAATGATCATCTTACTGGTGAAATACATACCTTTCTGGAAGGCCATGTCAACAGTAAATTTATTCGTGCTGATGAAATTCAAGAGCTCCGCAGCTCTTTTCTTCTCGTCATCACCACCAACTCCAAAAACATCATCGTAGAAACAGATGGGCTGCCCTACGTAGTTGTCCCAGTAGCTAGTGGCTGACACAGTGTGCACAAGGTCCTCATTACCTCCCCTATCCGGAAACCACAGTTGTGCACTGAGGTTAACTAGGGTTGATTTCCCGACACCCGACGCTTTGGAGTACAAATACACCGAAACGGGCATTGGCTGGGTCATAAGACCAGCTTTAGCACGTTGGACACGGGTGACGTGTTTCTGGAACTGTGCAACAGTTTTGCTGAATACATTGTATTCAATGCTATCTCGATCAAGGAGGGCTCCAACAGTCGTAGAGCTCAGCCACTCGTATGTGTTCAGAAACTCCTGAATGAAGGCAGAATCTGCGAGGGCTGAGTCAGACAGCTCGAGCCGCTGGATCAAATTCCAGGCTCTCTTGAGCTTGCTTGACGTTGCTCGGTCGAAATGTAGTTGGTCGCCCCAGCCGTAGGACAATGCAAGATGAGCTTGCAGTCCTTCGGGTAGCGCCCTAACCATAAACGACACGGCGTCCAGCAGGGTAGCGAAGCCAGTTGACAGTGGTCTCATCACCTTAACGCCACTTAAAATGGCAGTTGATGGGTCAACTCGCTTCCCAGTCGAGAAGGCAATGACCGCGGCAGTAAAGGCGGCTAAGACAGCTGAAAAGCCATCTCTCTCGGATCTCTCAAGTTGAGGTACAATGAGTACACTCTCGTCTCCAATCTTCCCTTCTTTACCATGTTCGGAAGAGAGGAGCGAGAGAGCGGACTCAAGATACTCTTTTAGGTAGATCATAAGAGTCGAAAAGCCAGACAATGCAGCAACAAAGTCCAAAACCTTACGCACGATCACGCAAATGTTTGCAACTAGGCGGCCAACATACCGGGCAACAAGGCGGAGCATCAAATATGCTACAACACCGAGGCCCAGGTACGCAACTGCTTTCGTCGCATGCACCAGAGGAGAT